AGTGAACTGCATTCTATGTCTTTGATTCACCTAAGATCTGCAACGCATTGCTCAGGGCTGCTCAGGGCTGCAGGGCTGCGATGCGAGGGGGTGCGTGGGCACAGGGGGGGTGTACGTTATATGTATATGGCCTCGTACAAAAATCAGGAAAATAGAGTCTGTTAACCAAACTCCATTCTTGGCAGCTCCCACACCGAAATAGAAATAATATTTCATAACAAAGACGCAAATGAAACAATCGATCTGCACCGTCAACTACCCAGAGATTGTTGAGTATACTGAACAAAAGCCATCTTACAAAGATGCACATAAAGCTGCACAAACCGCTACCTTCTGTACACACAGATGTTAACAAATAAGAACTATTCTCATTGAAGTTTCATGCAACTTATAAGTATCTATCAAGAAACATCTTGATAGCTATAGGTTTATAAACACCCCCATATGGACCATTTGCTAAACAGATAACATATCTCATTCTTTCTACAGAAAAAGCTTGACATTGGTTTCAATATGTGTAAAACTACCCGTACCTGCACCATGTATGCTTTATGTATACAGGCGATACGAAACAAAGTATAGGCTACCTTCCGGCTACAGGTAAAGAAATGAGCTTGCAATCGGCTGCTGAAGAGAAAAGACTCAGAGAAGATAACAAAGGGGCCACTTTGTTGTCTTGCTTTGGACACTGGCAGTGGTACACCTTACACTGACCAGACTAGACTTGATGTGGGTACTTGTTAAAAGCTGTTGCTAAAAGGGTGGGCTAACAACAGCCATAGATGAACACATCCCTTATGGGCTTTCTAGGTGTATGTTTAGATATTAGTGGTAGGTGGTATGTATTTCATAATGTGATATGTACTGTTCCCTACAGGTAATGGTAGTAGTTTCTTCACAAGATCTCTACCGTTACCTTCATAGACACTATAGACATACATTGGGATAGGTTGTTATGAGTAGCAATAAATGCTACCATACCACCTTAGCTAGGCTATGTGTGTTAGCATGAAGCATTATGAACTATTACACAAGACAACAGCTAGATGATAAAGGTTTAACAAACACATACCCCTACAGTGTGGCTACACAGGCTTCACTAGCATTACACAGAGGCTATGTAGATAAGATGCACCTATTCCACAGTGATGTCTACTATGTCAGAGCATCATTGGAGAAGCATACAGGATATGTATTTCCCTTAGACAGAGTTGAAGAGGCTATGCGATCTGAGGGATGGAAAGAACACAGACACCTACCAAAGAAGAAAGAACATGGCAACAAAGAAAAGCACAGTTAATGCTGCGAACAATTACACCAAGCCTACAATGCGTAAGGCGTTGGTAGCTAGGGTGAAGGCTGGTTCTGCTGGTGGAGATCCGGGAGAGTGGTCTGCTAGGAAAGCACAGCTTGTAGCAAAGAAGTATAAAGCTGCTGGTGGTGGTTACAAATGAAGCCTTCTCAGAAGTCTTTAAAAGATTGGACAGACCAGAAGTGGACAACTAAGTCTGGTAAGCCTTCTGCTAAAACAGGAGAAAGATACTTGCCTGAAGCTGCCATTAAGTCTTTAAGTTCTGCTGAATATGCAGCCACCACTAAGGCTAAGCGTGAAGGCACAAAGGCTGGTAAGCAGTTTGTTAAACAGCCTAAAGAAATTGCTAAGAAGGTGAGGGGGTTCAGATGATTAAAAAAGGTAGTGAAGAGTTTAGCGGATACAATAAGCCCAAGGCTACGCCTAAGCATCCTACGAAGAGTCATGCTGTGTTAGCTAAAGATGGTGATACAGTGAAGCTCATTAGGTTTGGACAACAGGGTGTTAGTGGTGCTGGCTCTAGTCCAGACACTCCTAAGGACAAGGCTAGGCAGAAGAGCTTCAAAGCTCGTCATGCTGAGAACATTAACAAGGGTAAGATGTCTGCTGCATATTGGGCAGACAAGGTTAAGTGGTAACTAAAAGGAATAATGATGGCAACAGAAGCAGAAAAAGACGAAGCTAAGAAAAAGTTTAAACAAGAAAATCCTAATGGTCCGGGCATGTCTGTTAATGTCGGTGGCTATGGTAATTTGATTTTTAAGAATGATTCAGTGTATGATCAGTTTAAAAAAGATCCACAAAGCATGACTTATTCTCAAGGACCGGGGGGTCGTAAATATGTAGAGCCTAAGTCTGCAGACTACGATACTAAATTTAAAGGTGCTGAGTTTGGCGGTGGTAAAGGCGGTAGTAAAGTTAATGATGAAGATGAATTAACTGCTGGTCGTAGTGCTTATGCCAAAGGTGGTATGGTTATCAATAAAGGTATTGGTGCTTCTATGAAGCCCCACAATGTGTTTGGTTCTAAAGGAAAGAAATAATATGGCTACCGATGCAGAAAAAGTTAAGATGTACCGAGAGAAGGCTAAGGACACTTCCATTCCTCAAGAGGTGCGTAACACCTACTTGGACAGAGCCAATGAGCTAGAGCGTAAAGCCTTTGAAGCCACTAAGGTTCCTGAGAAGAAGCTTGCTAAGGGTGGTGTTGCTTCTAAGAAGCCTATGCTTGCCATCATGATTGGTATTGGTAAGCCAACCAAAGCCCCTGCTAAGGGTGGTCCTGCTAAATATATGGAGTTTTCTAACAAAGGAAAACCAAAAGGCATGACCCCTGTTAAAGCAGCCCCTAAAAAGAAGAAGTAAATAGAAAGATTGTCTAATGTATCTGACAAGTAACATCCCATATTTTAAATGTTGGGTTAGAAAAGAGTTTACGAATGGACATCAAAACTATCATGGGGAATACATACATGCATTAGCAGTGGCTGTCACCACCATTCCAGATAGGAGCTTGAGCTTTCAAGTTATCTTCACTGGATGTGAAGCGGATGACGGCAGTCAAGCTAATGTACATGGTGGAGCAATGTGGGCGAGAATGCCCCTTGCTGCGTTAGTAGGTGATATACCTTTAGAGGTATGGCCTGAGCGTATGATGAATCACTTATCACAGCCTTGGGATTGTAATAGTTACAATCATTCAATCATTAGTTTGGAGAGAGCTAAACCTTCTCCTTGGTTGTGTAAGATTAACAATGAATTCTTTACAGGTAGGTATTTGTTCACTGTTGACTATGCTGAGAGTAGTGTGTCTGAAGACCCCTCACAGCATAAACAGAGTCATGTGCTAATACTAACTGATGCGGGTAAATGGACTGGGAATGTTGTGGCTTTGCCAAACAACCGAGTTCGAGTGACAAGTCCAGCCTATTGGCAAACAGGACAGGGTGCGCCTGATTTCAGGCCCAACCAACATATCTATTGTGCGGAGCAAGATGATTCGTATATGGATGCAGAAGAGACTTTCAACAATCTTTACAAGGAGCAAAAGAAATGATGAAATCTAAAATGATGGCTACTGGTGGTGCAGCTATGAAATCTAAAATGGGTGCTAGTGGTGGCATGAAAAAGGGCTATGCTGATGGCGGTATGCCTATGGCTATGCCTATGAAGAAGGGCTACGCTGCTGGCGGTGCTGCTGCTGCTAAGCCTATGGCTAAGAAGGGCTATGCTGTTGGTGGTATGCCTATGGTTAAGAAGGATGGAATGAATGTTCCTGCCTTTGCTGCTGATGGTAAGGGTAAGATGGCTAAGGGTGGTGCTGTTAAAGCACCAATGACCAAGAAAAAATAATGGCTACTATTAAACAAATAGCTAAGGTGGGTAAAGTGATGGGTGAATATAAGGACAAGTCTTTACATTCTGGTAAAGGTGGTAAAGTTGTTACTAGCCCTAAGCAAGCCATTGCCATTGCTTTGTCTGAAGCTGGTGTTAAACAAAAGAAAGCTAAGAAGTGAACATTGAACCTAAGGTTAGAAGTTTAGGAAAAGTGTTGACAGCAGGAGCTGCTAACACTATCTATACTTGTCCTAACAATTTTTTAGCTAAGATGGTTTTGTTGTTTATTGCCAATCATGCAGGTAATAACAAAACTGTTCAAATTCAATGGAACGATGTTAGTGTTGGTGGAACCTATCACATTGTTGGTGGATATACTTTGGCATCTAATGCCTATCTGAAGCTTGATGGTAGCTATCTTGTTCTTAATCCCGGTGACACTGTCATTGTTACACCAGAGGCTGGTTCAACTATGGATGCCACCATCACTGTTGAAGAATATTTTGATCCAACAAATAAACCATAAGGAACATCATGGCTAAAAGAGAACTAAGCGAACAACAGAAGAAATTCATTGAGGTGTTATTTTCTGAGGCTGGTGGCAATCCTCACAAGGCAAGGCAGCTTGCTGGCTATAGCGAAGGCTACAATACCAAAGTCCTTATGGAAGTTCTTAAGGAAGAAGTGATTGAGGCTACACAGCTATACATCGCTATGAATGCTCCTAGAGCAGCTATGGCGGTTGTTAGTGGTATTTCCGATCCTACAGAGCTAGGCTTGAAAGAGAAGCTCAACGCTGCTAAGGATTTGTTAGACAGGGCTGGCTTGGTGAAGACAGAGAAAGTTCAGGTGACAGCACCTAACGGCATCATGATTTTACCAGCCAAAGACAGCGGTGAGTGAAAGAGACTTAGGGGCTTGGATATTGCCACAGCCCAAAGCAAAGGAAACATATGTACCTATTCCAAAGATTAGAAAGACTATACCATTTGGTTACAGACAAGATGAAGAAAATCCTGACCTCTTGCAGCCAATACCTACAGAGCTTGAAGCGTTAGAACTAGCTAAGAAACACTTAAAACAATACAGTTCTAGACAGGTAGCGGCTTGGCTTACCACCACAACAGGTAGAACGATAAGCCATGTGGGATTGTTAAAGAGAATAAAGACTGAAAGAAAGCATGGATTCAAATCCGCTACTTACCGCAACCTTGCCACAAGGCTCAAAAAAGCCCTTGAGCAAGCGGAAAGGTACGAAGAAAAATCCAAGAGGCTCGGCAGGGAAGACCAAACAGGATACTTCGAGTCAGAACAGTACAGCAAGCTCACCGAATATATCGATAGTAAACTCGCCAGAGACTCCTCTAGCGACACCTGATGATAGGGAAGTATTGTTTAAGCCCAATCCCGGGCCTCAAACATTCTTCTTAGCTTCCTCAGAGAGGGAAGTGTTATATGGTGGTGCTGCTGGTGGTGGTAAAAGTTATGCCATGCTTGCAGATCCATTGAGGTATATGGTGCATCCACAGTTTTCTGGGTTGCTTCTTCGTCACACGACAGAGGAACTTCGAGAACTCATCTGGAAAAGCCAAGAGCTTTATCCAAAGATTTATCCCGGCATCAAGTGGAGTGAGAGAAAGATGCAGTGGGAAGCACCATCAGGGGCTAGGCTATGGATGTCCTACCTTGATAGAGATGAAGATGTATTGAGATATCAGGGTTTGGCGTTTAGCTGGATTGGTTTTGATGAGTTGACGCAGTGGCATACGCCATTTCCGTGGAACTATATGCGTTCTCGCTTGCGTACAGCAGCGGCAGACCTACCAATCTTTATGAGAGCTACAACAAATCCGGGTGGTCCGGGCCATGCTTGGGTGAAGAAGATGTTTATTGACCCTTCTCCAGCGGGTAAAGCCTTCGATGCCACTGATATTGAGACTGCTAAACCTCTAGTGTATCCAAAAGGACACAGTAAAGAAGGACAAGCACTGTTTAAACGTAGGTTTATCCCTGCTATGCTAGTGGATAACCCCTACTTGATGCAGACAGGTGACTATGAAACCATGTTGTTGTCTCTTCCTGAGCATCAACGCAAGCAATTGCTTGAGGGTAATTGGGATATTGCTGAAGGTGCAGCCTTCACTGAGTTTAATAGGCAGATACATGTAGTGGAACCGTTCCACATACCGAGTAATTGGACTAAATTTAGGGCTTGTGACTATGGATACGGAAGTTATAGTGCTGTGGTGTGGTTTGCTGTGTCTCCAAGTGAGCAATTGGTCATCTATCGTGAGCTATATGTTAGCAAAGTGCTTGCCAAAGACCTCGCTCACATGGTGATGAGGGCTGAAGAGAACGATGGTCCTATGAGATATGGGGTGTTGGACAGTAGT